GTTAGTAGCACCAAATCCTTGACTGTCTTTGTCGCTGTGTGGTGCAATATAACCGCCAGGCAACAGTACCATAAATCGCACACGTGTATAATCTTCGTAGCGCAAATGGTTTTCCATAAAGTCCACAGTTTTAGGACAAAAACGTGCAATGTCAGTCCAGTGTGAATCTGTTTCTTCAAAATCGTCGGGCAATCCATAATCATCTGCACAGTTGGTATGCACACTGCTGATGCCGTGAATACACAAGCTCATCCAGCCTGCACTTTCTGGTCTGTGATATGTAAAACATGCTGTGTCCAACAGATGCATGGCTTCTGCTAGTATACCTTCGTGATCCATTTCAATACCATCTACACGAAGCCATGGATTGGTACTGTGATCCAACATCATGTCATTGTCTTCTGGATCTTTCACCAGCAACGGATCAAAGTGATGTTCTTTGTTTTTGTGTTCGTGTTCTGCATAAAATTTTCTTACTGCATCTGTTGCTTGCAATTTTTGAGGTACTTCATATCCGTCTAACCACATGTTGTTCTCCTAATCTTCTGTTGCTGATATATTTACTCGTGCACTGTCTACTGCTGTAACACGTTGAAACAATTGATTGTCGTTTACATCAGTGCCTTCAAAAAAGTTATTGGGGTTTGCTTCACGCAATCCTACAATCAAATCTACAAAACTTTTTTCCAAATGTATACCACAACGTATGATGTTGGGCAAGTAGCTGTACAAATTACTGCTGTAAAACAGTGTTGTCTTGTCCTTGGGCACATACTCTAATATTTTATCAATATCATACACCATGTCCAAGTGTACAAATTCAAATTCACACTCTGCAGTGATGCGTTGCCAAAATTCAATCCAGTTGTCGTACCCTCCGCAGATGTCGTACAGCAAATTCATGCGCTCTGGAATTTGATGACCGTTGTGTGAATTGTAGCCGTTCTTTTCACACCAGTCCAGTGCAACACGTTCATAGTTGTGCCCATTCCAATTTTCAACCAAGTATTGTTTTAGTTCAACTGCGGCTTTGCTGATGTCGTACCATACCACTTTTGTACCTGGCTCCCAGCCGTGATGATACATGTGATGCAACAGTTTCCATCCAGCTGCAACACCAACATAGTTGTTGAATTGCATTAGATTGTTTTTGTCCATTGCTGTGTACCAGTTGTCATTGGTAACTTCTGTGTTGATCAAATAGATAAAGTTTTCTGCACTTTGGAACACATAGTTTTGCAACCAAATAGCATCTTCGTCTACATAGTCCTTTACTTGATTCCAAGTTTTTGCACCACTGAGCAAGTCCTGTAGATATTCACTGCCTTCTTCCGGATACACACTTACCTTGTTGCAGCGTAGATTATCTGGCAAATTCCACACACGATATCTGTTGTTCAGTGCACGTACAATCAACACATTGCCTGGCTCATCCACAAACTCCACTTGATTTTCTGGTATAAATCCTGGTAGTCCGTCGACATAGGTAGGAGTATAGTTGTCATGTATGTGTTCTTTGCTGGGTTCGTAATTGGCACATGCATTTGCACTCCAGCCTTGATCCAAATCAGGCCAACCAATTTCACTCCATGCTTGCAAGTTCAATATCAAACACTGATGATGCCAATGTGGATAATCATACTGCTTTACATCGCTGCGCCAGCTGGTAACTTCTGCTCTTCTGTCATCTTTGCTGTTGTACTTTCTGTCCAATAAAATGTGTCCTGCAACAGCCCAATCTTCTTCCCCTTTGTTCCATTCGTCAATGGTCTTGAGCAACTCCATGTTCCATGTTTCTTCTGTAGGCCAGCAACCGTCGTACCAAACAACTGCATAACGTTTTCCAATGTCATACATGTGTTTCATCCAATAACGATCATGTGAAACATTCAGTTCGACAAAATCTCCACGCAGGCTATTTTGCGCTTCAATCATTTGAATCTGATTCAGTTTGGTTTTCAGTGTAGGCCATTTTGCAGTGAGTCTGCTGTCACGTATAAACACGTTTACAATTGGCCAAGCACTGTCTCTGTTGTAGTAAATGTAAGTTTGGTTGGTTAGCATTAGATATCCAAATATTTTTTCAACAGACCTTCCAGTGTGTCTGTGTCGTTGTAGCGGTTTTCCAGTGCACGTGCATATGGCACTGTTTTCTTTTCCCAAAGTTTACTGCGATCATTTGATTGCAAGTACTTTACAATGTGTTCAAATCTACCATCTGCTTGTAATTTCTCAATCACAGCGTTGCGTATTGGTTCTGGATAAACACTGATGTTTAGATACTTTGGGGTTTGTAACATGTATGCACCAATGTGAAACCAATCAATTCCCATGCTTTCAAAATAATCATAAAACTCTGGAAGCTGAAAACAGTTGAATGCTTGCACAGTAAATCCAAGTCCCAAGCTGACATTTACTGGCGATGCATACAGTGTTCTAATGTTACTTATCACATCATCAAACTGGGCTCCTGTGCGAATATAGTCATAGACGTCACCAACTCCGTCTACACTGATCTTTACTTGCACATGTCTAAATTGACTCCAAAGGTCAATCAAGTCGTTGTCCTTAAACTTTAGATGTGTTAGGTTGCTGGCATAGCGTAGTTGTATACGGTGACGTCTATGTTTAGGAATACTGTTCAACAGGTCATAGTGTTCCTGATTGATAATAGGCTCACCTCCTGAGAACTGTAGCCTGTCAACATCTTCCCAAAGATCCGGATCGTTCTGTAAATATTCATACAGTTCCAATGGACGTAGCAGTCTTGTTTCGTGTTGAAATTCTGCATCTTCTGGTGAATACTTGCGTATGATATCCAAATCATGTGTACGCTTGTAGCTGCTTTCTGTGCTGCACATTTTGCACTTCAAGTTGCAGAAGTTGCTTACCTTGCTTTCAATCCACATAGGTGCAGTTTCTACAGTACCATCTTCAAATGCTACAATCTTGTCTGCATAATCATCCCAAAAGTCTTGTTCGTTGATTTGTCTATTGCTGTCTATGCCATTGGCTTCGTTGTGCCAGCACACATGACAAGCAGGGTGTTGTTCACCTGCCATCAATGCTCGACGTAGTTCTCTGTAGCGTTCACCATTCCAGGTGTCACGCAAACTTTCGCCTGGTTTGTTCATGTATGCTTCTTGTGCTTCGCAACAAGGAACAACATCGCCACCGGCACTGGTGTAAATGTGCATCCAAGGCAGGATACACATGGTAGGTCCTTTTTCAATCATAGTTCTAATAACCGCCACAGTCTATCAAATGTATTGTCAAGATCGTCGCCGCGCAGTTTTGCTAGACGATCTATTTCTTTGCGCAGTGTTTGTGGATCATCATTTGATCCAGTGCGTTTTAGCATCTTTTGTAATTTTTTATGATACTTGATAAATTTGTCTACTTTGGGATGATACTGACTGAATTGTATTTCCAATAGATATGATAGTCTATCTTTTACCCAGTCTGGCCATGTAGCGATACCCAAGTGTCTGGGTTCAAACACAGTTTGCAACATTACATTGATGCCGTGCCGGCCTCTAAAATAGTGCACTAGGTCGTATATGTAAAGAATGTTTAAGATACCAACTGTGGCAGCAACTTGCAGCGTTACTGGCGAGTTTGCAGCCGTGTGCTGTTCAAGCCATTGTGCAAATATCTGTTCACTGCGTATCCAGTCTGCATTTTTGCGTAGGTATTCGAATTGATCATCCAATGCATCAATGCTCAATGAAATATCAACACGTCTGAATTTCAACAAGCTCTGTTCGTCCAGTTTAGCAGGATAAAAAGTACAGTTGGTGAATATTTCAATATCTATGTGACCTGCATCGCCGCTGAGTGCAAGACGCTTGATCAAATTCAAAAACTGTCTGTGCAGGAATGGTTCTCCGCCGGTTACTTTGATAAACTGTATGTTTTTGAAAATACCAATGTCGATGTTGTCTAAGTCGTATTCGTTTACATAGTTGTCACGCACTGTCATGCCCATTGCACGACTGTCATCGTCCCACTTGTTGCTCCAATCACTATCACAAGTAACACAGCGTAGATTGCACAGCCTGCCTACAACAATTTCCATGCCTGCGAATTTTACATCTTCGTTGTCCCACAGCTCAAAACTTTCTTCTCGCATGCTTTTGTTGCCGTTCTTTTCATCTTCGTAGCACTTCCAGCAACCAGGTACATACTCGTTGTTCAACATTTTTTCACGTATGTCTGTGAATAGATTGTCAAAGTCGGTGATATCACCTTTGTCACGTTCGTCTAAAAAGTTGTGATTGAAACGGCAACAGGGCATCGCAGGATCGTTGGGCGTGACCTGTGCATGCTTGAATGGGTATCTGCAATGAAACTTACCTTTAGTCAAATGTTTTATGCTTCTTGACGTGCTTGATATGTTTTCTAATGTTGATGCGGTTGTAGGTTCCATCTCTATTGTACTCGTTCCAGTCCTCGCCGCCTTTGGCAATGTGAACTGTTTTGCTGCGTTCTAATCCATAGTGTTCGCAGACTCGTGTGGCCCATTTACTGTAGGTTTCTGGTATAGTGTCTGGACCAAAATTACGTATCAGTTCTAATCCAATACGTGTGTTTAGGTGAATGCCATGATGCCATTCAGTTTGTAGATGCAAGCTGGAATAGTCTTCTCTGGTAAACACCATTCCAGCTCGCCAATTACCCGAACTCAATCCTTTTGTAGTGCTGAACGCAACTGCTTGAATAGGCTGGTGTGCTAGCTTTGCTTCCAAATCTTCGCAACAACCAAACCAAGCACAATCAACATATATTGGTATGTCCTTGTCCTCGCATTCCTTCAACAGCCATTTCCACTGTGCGGGCTTGTCTCCTGTACCACTGAAAGGTATGCTGATAATGACAGCATCACCCGGTTCCAGCGGTGCGTTCTCAATATATTGTGTGTGCGACCAGTTGTATGCAACGTCTCTGTGATAAGGATATTCTCCTTTGAACACACGCAGTCGTTGTCCGCGGCTTGCAATCATAAAGTGCCACCAGTCAAATGCTTGTGTAGTACCCAAGCTGATTACTCTGTGTGGAAAATGATCCAAGTCCAGTCCACGGAAACTGTTCAGTTTACTGCTGGCAATCCATTCTGGGTATTCAATCAAGAAACTGTCCTGTGCTTGTGGCAGATCAGAAGCGTCAATGCGATTCCAAAAGCCACTGTCTTTTAGGTAATCAAAGTATGGATTGTGCCAGATACTGTTGGCAGATTTTTCAAAGTTCGGGGTTGTCATAATATTTTTCGTGCCAGTATTTCAATTGGGGAGTCAACTCAAAGTAACGTGTATCACGTATACGATCCAAGTCTCCCATGTATTTCAAAAAATGTTTGAAACGCTTCATGCGTTCTTCTTCGGTGAATTTTGGTGTTGTTAGGCTTTTTATCACATTGTGTATGCCGGTGTTGTATTCACCCCCTGCTCTGTATTCCAGTGTCTGCGGTATCAGTTGCACTTTAGCAAGTGCTGCTCGTTTGATATCCTCGGGCAATACATCAATGTCCAAATAGCGTGGACTAACAACAGTGTTGCTAAACGAAAACTCAACACCATAATCCAAATATGGTTTCAGCCAACGCCATACATCAAGTAAATGCATAACATTGGCACTCATAGTAGTTATCGCAAAGCAGATACGAAGATTTGGAATATCCAAAAATTGTTGTATGTTTGTTTCTAAATCTTCAGCTGTATAGTTGCCTCCACGTAGCAAACTGTACATTTCCGCTGCACCTTCAATGCTGATGTACAGTTGTACTTCTTCAAAATGCGGAAACAGTTCTAAAAACTCTGGGTCAAGCACTGTGGCATTTGTGCTGATATCTAGTGTGATATTTTTGGAAGTTCCATTGTCCACAAACTTTCGTAGTAGATGCAGGTTGTGTTTTTCGTATAATGGTTCGCCCCCACGCAAGGCGACAAAACGTAGATTGCGGAAGTGATGCATATCAGCAAACAGGTTGTCAATACAGCCAAGATCGAGCCTACCCCATGGTGCTGTTTTGCTACGCCAGTCTCTGTGTTGTAATCGTTTTTCATCTTTGATCCATGCTGTGCTGACTTCTCCTGAACAGTGTACACATTTCAAGTTGCACACATTGCTGGTGGTAAAATCCAAGTAAATGATGTCCGGGTCTGCATCTGCCGCAACTGGTCTGCTTTTTAGATCATGTGGAAATATATCCCAAAAGTAATGTCGTCTGCTTTTGCCAACCAGTTTGTCTTTTTTCTGACAAGTTTCACATGCAGGATTGTATTGCCGTGCTTGCATGTCTTTACGCAGTTGATGTGCTGCTTCACTGTGCCAAAGTTCGCCCAGTGTGTTTTCATACAAGCTGCCGTATTCACCCTTGTAGTGCATGTCTGGACTTATACGTCCATCTGGATGCACTGTGATACAATTCCACGGAGCAAGACACAGCGGATTAGGCGCATCATAAAAGTTGTTATAGATAAGACTCACGATTACCTTCTCGTACTATGTCACTTGTAAGGCAGTGAATGCCGCCGTCCCAAAAATATTGATGCCGCCATTTCCAGTAAACTGTATTGATGCCACGCTTTTCAATATCCGTGCGTACTTTTTTATCGTCGCCAGTTACAATAACTGTTTCTTCATCAATACTGAACACGTTTACATCAAACACTGATTCGTCTGCATAGCCAATCCAGTGTGAAAGCCACTTGCTCACATATTCTCTGTGGAATCTGCGTTTGCGTGTCTGCAAAAATTCTTCAGGCATGTCATGTGTGTCATCTACTTCAATGATGTCCCAGCTTTTTAGTTCATCTGGCACCCAATCACGGTTCCATGTCATGAGCACACCTGGCTTGAGCAGTGCAATTTTACCATCAATGTGTCCACCAACAGGTATGTCAATAAAACGTGTGTTGGGATACAGTCTATTCACTATACGTGCAATCCATTCTCTGCCGTAGGTTGTGCCTTTGCCACGTTTTTGATCTCCTGCCCATGGTTGACTACACAATACTGTGTCACCTAGCTTGATCATATTAGCCGCATGATAGATTAGTTTTTCTTGTGTTTCAAATTTGTCGTATCCTTGACCAGTGTTTACTTGTACACCTGGCATGCTGATCCATTCTTGTCCAGTCATCCAATGATGAAAGTTGATGTGATGATAGGCCATGTTTTCAAAATAGCGATTGTCTGATCCTGTAAACATTTCAAACATGGTGTTGCCATATGGAAACAGTGTGTCTCTGGGCATCAGCGGATGATTAGGATATCCGCACTGCATCCAAGGCAACTTGACCTGCTCCTCGCCATTGATTGTAAAAATGTTCTTGGGACGAGCAACTTTTACTCCAGCGTCTTTGAAGATTTTTACAAGCTCTTGTAGATCTTCTTCTGTTTCTTCAAAGATTTGACGCATTACTTCACGCTGTTCACGATTGCCGTGCCAGTCAAATGTCTCAGGCGGAAATGCTCTGCCTAAGATTACTTTTTTAAGAGGTTGAAACTCTGTCCATGCATTGATCATAGTTTTGAAATCCTGTTCGGTACACCCAACTCAGGGTGTTGTAAGCTGTTGACCACAATGTCTGCTTCGTAACACTGTAGTTTGTTTCCAAATATAATTTGATGAGATATCCACTGTGCATTGAAGAACCAAATAGCACCTGGAGGCAAGCTCACATAGTGTCGTGGAAGATAGAATTGATCCCATTTGTCTGCATTCCAAATACAGCGGTCTCTCAGTTCTTGAATAAATTCTTGGTAATTGCTTTTGTCCAGTTCGTGCAGATGTTTTTCATCATAGTACATGCTGAACAACTGTTCTACATCATAGCTGAATGCAAGTATACGTGGCTTTTTTCTGTCCAAGTTTAGAAACATGCGAATTTGGTGATCGTCGCCTGTGTGTTCTTCGTCTGGCAAATCCAAATGCAAGTTGTTTTGAATAAGTTGATTGTAACGATGCGACAGCATACGTGCCTTTACATCGTACTTGGGAAAACAACGATCAAAGAATGCATCCCAATGTTTTTGATCTTGTCTGTGTCGTTTCAAAAAACTTTCGCTGTCCAATCCCATATCACGTGTGGGTGCATCTTTTTTCAAATCGCTGAGATACCAAGGCTTTACCCAAGCGTTTGCTTCAGTGTACCATTCGGGTAGATCAGCATAATAATCCATGTCTATACCATCAATCATGTGTCCGTCAATGATAACTGGATCACCTGATTCAAATGCTTCGTACATGTTGTCATAGATGTTGTCATTTGCTCCAAAGTAGTGCACTCTAAATTCGTGCTGAGCATCTTTGTCAATTGCAAATTGTGTTGTTAGCATTATACTATTCCTAGCTGTTCTTTTATTTTAGCATATTCTGGGCTCACTGTCAATACGTCATCGCCTCTAAACAGATCGTATGCATCAGTTACACGCACATAGTCACGCATGTGTTTTTCACTGTACACGTGTTTTGGATCTTCAGCAAATTGTACACAGTCCATCAATGCTTCTTCCCATGTTTCGTAGTGTTCGCTGCCTTTTATTTTTTCAAGCAGTGCTTGTATCTTTACTTTTTGTTGTTCACGCAACCAGCGTGGTGCGTACTGCATGCTGTAGTAAGCAGGTTCAATCAACTGGTTGCTGCTGAGTCCAATGCCACGTTTTTGTGTGGTTTGATAGTCGTGTAAAAATTCAAAGAAGTCTGGTAGATGCAGTGCATTGGTGATTTGATTCACAGTTGTTACACGCACTTTGATACGCTTGCCTGCTTTGGTACTGGCAAAATCCATCAGTTTTGTAAAGTTTTTCCACACACTATCCCAATTGCTGGGCGGACGCAGGTAATCGTTCATAGCACCCATGCCTTCCAAACTGCAATTCACCACCACACGTTTGAACTGTCCAAGTTGCTCCAGCCAACGATCCTGCATGTTTGTGATGTTAGTGTAGAACGAAAGCTCAATGTTCTCGGCATACCCGTTCTCTGTGCAATAGTCCAAGAGTGTGAACATGTCCTTGCTTACCGTAGGCTCACCACCGATCATTTTGATCTCACGTGCATACGGGATCATTGGTTCAAATGTCTCCCAGTCAATACCAGGTTGCAACAGTGCTGCTTTTTTGTCACTGGTTATGCGTTCCCAGTCTTCGTGTTCCAAAGGCTTGCCCTGCTGCGCTACTATTTGTGCTCGCTCTACACTAACAAGATGGCTTGCATCCTTGTTGCACATTTGACACTGTAGATTGCACAGGTTACCCAGTCTAAAGTCAAATTGCACAGGTTGTGCCACCGTCTCGTCCAAGTCGGCTACATACTCGCCCCACTTGTGATTTTCCCATTGTCTACTGCTGCCAATGCCATTGCGTTCCAAATGTTCGCATTCTACACATTCAGGACGCCATTTGCCCTCCAACATGTCTTTGCGTACTGTACGCATATAGTCGCTGTTCCAAATTTCTTCCATGCTCATGTCAAATTGATTGAGCTCTTGTTCAGGCTCTTTTGCCATACAGCAAAGTCTATAGCGTCCGTGATTGTACGTACTGTATTGTACAAATGGTAGTGCGCAGAATCCGCCCTTCATCTATGTTTCCTTGTTCTCATATCAGTTGCATTCATACAACGTGGTTGTTCACATATAATAGGATCTGTTGGCCAACGGATTTCATCTATACGATCTAAAAATCCTATGATATTGAAATGTGTTCCTTGTGGACACCAGCTGCCTGCGGTAATTTCTCTCCATACATTTATAAAAATTTTATCTATACCTATATAGCATTTCATACCTGTAAACACATTGTTATTTTCATTTATAAGTTTGTTTGCATTCAAACTAACACTGCCTTCAGTTGTAACCAGTGTATGATTTACTGCAATACGATCAGGCTTGGGCAATGGATAAACCCATGATTCATCGTAGGTGTTGAACAAACTGTATTGTTGCAGTATATATTCTTGCTCGGGCGAGTATTCGTAACTCTCACTGCCAAAGTTTTTGCGTAATCTTTTTAGACTAACTGCGTATCCGTTTGCATTACTGGCCAATAATTCTGCTGCTGCAATACTTTTATCCCACGTGTTGGGTGCTATAGGAATTAGCACATTTAGTTCATTTACGCCTGGATTGTGATATTCAAGTGCTACATCTAGTATATGGTTTGGATCACATTGCTCTATGTGCACACTCATATTTACCGTGTCAATAAGGTGCTTGTTTTTCCTCCACCAGTTGACAGTTCTACTACCATTGGTAATAATACTGATCAAGTTGCCTGGTCTTTTGTTTTTGATTGCAGTTATAAACCGTTCAAACTGTGGCATCACTGTGGGTTCGCCGCCACTTAGAACATACTGTATAGGACGATCAAAATGCTGATCGCATGTGTCCAGTACTGTGGTCCACAGTTGTTCGTCTGGCCAAGCAATAGCACCATCGTGTAACATTGTTGGACAATAACTGCAACTGTAATTACAGGTAGTGCCCATACTCCAATCGACGATGGCTGTATTCTGTTGAGGTATTATTTCAAGTAAATTGGGCTCCAAACGCATCAAACTCCGTACCACATTTTTGTGCACAAACACCCAGCTTGCCTTCTTTGATACTCTCTAGTTTCCAGCTTTGCTCAATGCTTTCCAGTATGCCGCTGTAAAAAATAGCTTCAACTCCGCCATTGCGACAATCAATTGCATCTTTGCCGCCTACGCTGTCGATATGATCCCAGATTTGTTCTACCTTGGGATCCTTGTGCCACCATTTGTACATGCGTCCAGCAGTCCAACAACAGGGCAACAACAGGCCTTCTGCTGTGATGTATATTTCGCTTTTGTCAATGGCTTTGCAGCGAATGTCACACTTGTTGTAGTATTCCATCATGCTGCCGTATGTCTTTTCAATTTCTTTTTCTTTGAGCAGTGCAGTGTTTTGATATTCAGCTCGTTTAGGCTTGGCTAGATTTGTTGTGGTTTCGCCTTTGCGGTTTACTGCTTGGTGTTGTTCTTTGCCTTTGTTTTTTGCACTGCTAAAAAATCGTCCTGTTTTCTTTGCACGAAACTTTTCAAATCCCCACACACTGGCCAATGCTTCTGCATCTTCAACTTGATGTTCGTTGTAATCAAATATGATGTAGTCCCATCTTGCTCTACCACCAGCAGCAATAAATGCTGTGAAACTGCGTTCTACAATATCCCATCGTACGTTTTGTCTATACAAATGATTTGTATCTTCAAGTCCGTCTAAACTGAAAATAACTGCACCCATACGACCAAACACACCTGCCAGTTCTGCCCACCATTCTGGTTCTTTGGCTCCGGCGTTTGTGTTCATGCTGAGCCACATCTTAGGATTGTGTTGTCTAAAGTAACGGAATATTTCCAATGTATCACGTGCAACAATAGGATCGCCCAAGTTACCACACATGTACATGCTGTCCAGTTGTGCAATAAATTCAGGTGAAAAAATCTGCTTGCAGTCTTCCAGTGAGAGTTCTGCATTGGTCATGTGCACATTGTCACGTCCGCCGTTTTCGTTGCGGTCGCACATGGGACATGCTGCTTGACAGCGTTGTGTCACTTCCAAGTGCACCATTTTGATATCTGGTAAATTATACATTGTTATACTATACTTGATTTACACTGTGTTGTCAACTACACATACATCCAAAACAGTATGGGTATAATAATAAAAAACTGTGGTAAAAAGTTCAACATTATTGCTTTTTCATTCCAACGATACCCTACATAAACCCAACCGCTGGCTCCCAACAGTTGTGCTAAACTGTTCCAAGGTGTAATACCCTGTACGTGCAACACCATTGCAATCAATATTGTTATTGCACTGGCATACTTTACATACCAAACGTGATCTCTTTTCAAAACCATAATTTCCCTTCGTAGTATATTTCTCTTCCATCCAAGTAGTCAAACAAATCAGGGTTCTGATTTTCCAACTCGCCTAGTTTGTCAAACATGCGATCCATCCATCGCATGGCAGCCATAAATTTTCTAAAACCTTCTGGTCTGTATTCTTTGCCGTACAGCTCTCGAATACCATATTTTTCCATAAGCGGTGTGGGTATGCAATCCACTGTAACATAATCTGGACTATGTATTGTGGTATACATAAAGCGTGGAAAGCGATCTTCAAACCATTGCTGGTCATATAGAAACTTGTGTGCATTTGCAGCTTGCCAACAGTATGCTATACCAAAATCTGCATCTCCGTGCTCGTAACATCGATCTTTCAAGTGTTCAGCAATGCTCACAGTGGTATCAAAATCTGCTTCATGTCTTATGTAATTGTAATTATCATGTGTGCCATCCATACTGACAGTGATGTTGATTTTGCCAAAGTATTTGAGCACATCTGCCCATGTGTCTTTCCAAGGAATACTGGCATTTGTTATCACTTGCAGTTTGACATTTTTACTGTATCCTTTATCCATCAACTGTTGCACAAGATCCATTGCACGATAGCTCTGTGTAGGCTCTCCGCCACTGAGTACTAATTTTCTTAGATTTGGATTTACCACATGTTCATTTACAATCGCTGTTGTATGATCATCATGCATGTGTACACTGACTCCGCTTCCTGTAAACTGTTTTGCAAGTATAGCAGGTGAATGATGTTTTACGTAATGTCCAAATCTTGAGCTTGGACCTTGACTACACATACGACAAGCTAAATTGCATACATTGGCTGTGTTGATGATAGCATGCCAAATACTGGTATCAGATTCGTCGGTGTATTTGGTTATTATGTTGCCTTCTTTGCGCAAACTGAATGCGCCGTCTGTTTCTTCTCTGTATTGACAGCCGCTGCAACCTGGTTGCCATGCAGTTTTACTTTTTTCGTACACCTTCATAGCATGCGATTTGAATGAATCGTAATCAGCAAAGTTAGGCCTATCTACACCATCCACAGTCATTTCACAGCAATAATCTATGTTGCCCTGTACATCAACGTGTATTCCGTTTTTGATTATATGGCATTTACTCATTGCTGTCTTCTATTGCTGCTTGCACGTGCTCGGCAACTGCACTGGGCGCATCATGTATGTACTTGGCATTGGCATCTTCTGTGAGCACAAGACTGGATCTTGGTGCAACACCAATCCATTGTTCTATCCAATTCACATAAGGCAATTGATAAAGATGCAGCAACTCTTGACTTGCTACAATCATTGGATACTGCTTGAGTACATCCAATTCTTTGGTCAGTGCAGGTGTAGTATGTTTACCACGCAACCGTTGTTGCTGTCTGCGTAGTATGTTTTGGTCTCTGCCCAGCAGTATTATTTTTACAGTTGCATATTGGCTGGCCTGTTCGGCAAAATGTTGATACTCGGGTATGTGGTATCGACCTTCTCGCCAATATGGACAACTCACACTGGTTACATAATGATCTGATTGACTCCAATCAAATTCACTCAACAGTGTTGGATCTTGCCAATAGTCGCTGAATGGCTCTTGGTGATGTCCTTCCCAAAATGACTGCATGTTCCAACCCCAAATTGCAGGATTGTCTGCCAATACCTTGCTGAACAAGTGATTGCCTGCGCCTTGTGGGCCTGTCATTATCACCAGTGTTTTCATTCTTCGTCCAGTATACGTGCCATTTCTGGGAATATTTTTCTAAAGTCCAATCCACGTGTACGGTCAATGGTGTTGATGTATTCTCTAAACTGTGGTAAGCGTCTACTCCAGTCTTCGCTTTTCATAAACGATATCATGCCTTTCATGCGATCAATGCCGTGACTTGCTGACATAAAGTCTTGTTTGCTTACCTTACCCTTGTACCAACTTGGTATACCCAGTTCCCAATTTTCTTCCCACCAAGTGTAAAATTCTTCGTACTTGGCTTCGGTTTCTGCTTTGAACCATTCAGGCAACACTTTCACATTCAATGGTGCAGGCCAATACACAAAGTGTGTGTTTACACCACCGCCACTGAATGGCCACATGTTGATTTTGTCAAATCCTTGCTGCAACTTCCATTTGAAGAAATCTGGTAGATAGTGTATGTTCAATGCATTCACTGCACAAGCCAATGTGACTTCTACATTGTTTGTGGTTTCGTTGTTGAGTTTCCACAGTTGTCTTACCTGATGATTCCAATCACTTGGGTAACGAATGTATTCGTTCATTGCACCAATGCTGTCTAAACTGTAATGAAAACGCACCAGCTTGAAATGACTCCACAGCTCAAACAGATCATCTCGCCATTCTACTGCGTTGCTGTTGTATCGCAGTTCCATGTTGGGTGCATGTCCTTGTTCAATGATCTTTTCAAGAATAGTATAGTGTTCATCAATCACTGTGCTTTCGCCACCAGCAAAATACAGTTGCAGCATATTGGGAATCTGTTTCCAAAACTGTTCCCAAAAGTCAGGATTGTCTTTGTGCCAGTTGTAGCTTGCTCCGTAGTTTTTGCCTTTGTTTTCCCATTGCCAAATTTCTTTGAGTTCTGGATCTTTCAGCTGCGGATACATTTCTTTCCATTCTTTGACCCAGCCGCTGCTGTCGTGCGGTGAACACATAACACAAGCCAATTGACATTTTGTTCCCATACGTAGATCAATATACTGAATCTTTGTAGGAATACTGCCGTCGTCTTCGGTGTCTGCCAACAGTTGATCAATGTCCATGCGTTTACTCCAATAGTTGGTTTCCCATTGTCGTTTGCTTGCATGCCCTGCATCTTCTTCTTTGTAGCATTTGATACAGCTAGGCGGACGCTCGCCTTTCATCATCATTTGGCGTGTGCCACGCATGTAGCTGTTGTTCCAACTGCTTTCCAAATCACTGTTGTTTAGGTTAGCAGGCTTGCCGTCTTCTGTGCGCAATTCGCCTACTTTACCTCCGTGTTGTTTGTCATTGGTTGCTCCTACACTGCTGGCATTTGCAGTACAGCAAACACGCATAGCACCGTCTGGGCGTGTACTCAAGTGTATCCAAGGCAGCACACAGAATGTATCACTGGGCGGCGTAAATCTACCGCCATAGTCTTTTTTCATTGTTGTTCCTCGTCTACATTGTATTTTACAACTTCAAAGTCGCTTCCCACAGTACAGTTTTCTTTGCACATTTTAGGACAACCATCGCTGTCCCAATTTACTGGCTGCCAATGTTTGCTGAATGCATCGTGCTGTAGTATTTTGAACAGCGGATGATGATTTAGACTGTTCCAATCATCAGGCAAATTGTCAATGTATTCGTCACCGGTCTTGCCAGTCTGTCCGACCCTGGCTGCATAGTAACAACAAGGCCAAACTCTACCACGGTCGTCCCACTTGACTTCGTTTGACTCCAGTGAAACACAGTGTATGGTTTTACAGTGCATTCAATAACTCCTGTGCATTTTTTCTGTTCTCTTCTGAGATCAATCCGTATTCTCTGTTTTGAAATTTGAAATCCATTTCAATATCGTATTCTTTTGCAATCCGTGCTGCTTCGGGTATTTGATGCCAGTTCCAATCAAATATCAAATAATCCCATCCGCAGCCAATGGTTTCTCTTCCACGTATGGCTTCGGCAAATGCAATCATGTTGGACATAGCACGATCAAAGTTTACACGTTTTCTATACAGACTGTTTATTTCTTCGGTGGTACCGTCGATGCTGAATACCACTTCTGCTCTTTGCAATACTTCGGGCAAAGCTCGCCACCACTCTGCACTGCGCAATCCGCCGTTGGTGTGCAATAACAATTTATTTTGTTGTCGTTGTTGTATGAATGTAAGAATTTCTTTGATTCTTGGATGCATCATTGGATCGCCAAATTCGCCGCACAGTTTTATAGTCATCATCCACCCTCTGGGTATATTTGTACTCAACCATTTGCGAATTGTATCATATGATACATGGTCCATACCCAAAGGTTCCCAAACTTTGTATGGATAATCTTTGTAAGGTTTGGTTGGATCTTCTAACCATGCATCCAAATAACTATTGGTCATGTCAAATCTACTGCAACTTGGGCAACCTGCTTGACATTGATTTGTAATATAGATATCTATTACTTTTAGTTGATCTCTCCAACTGAGTTGTCCTGCTGGATTGGTCAACAATTTGAAATTGTCTACTTTTGGTGTTGCTGGCTTTATATCTTCGATGATTCCGTCTTTGTGTTTGTGTATTATTTCTTTGGCCTTATCGTGTTGTTGATCTGTAAGCTGTCCGTATTTTCTATTTTGAAATTTTGCATTCAATTGAATACTGTGCCTGTCTGCAATGCGCAATGCTTGTGGTAATTCTTCCCAGTTCCAGCTGAATATAAGATAATCCCACTCTACTTTTCTATCATCTAGCTGTGCAACTGCAATCATGTTTTCCATAGCACGATCAAAGTTTACACGTTTTCTGTACTTGAGGTTTGTTTCTGCTGTTGCACCATCTATACTGAATGTGATTTTACCCAGTCGAATAGTTTCTGCAAGTTTCTGCCACCAGTGTTTGTTTCTAAGTCCACCGTTTGTAACAATTTGTACAAAATTTCTTCTACGTTGTATAACCTGTACCAATTCCATCAAATGTGGATGCATTGCAGGGTCTCCAAATTCACCGCATAGTTTTACAGTGTGCTTGGTACCACTTGGTACGTTGTCTTCAATCCATTGCTTTAGTTTTTCAAAAGGCACATGGTCCATGCTGAGATGCTTGTGTACCTCATAGAGGCCCTTTTGATCAAACCATTCATATGGCTGTCCGCTGTTGCAAACAAACTCGCCCAAGTTGTCTTGCACAAATCTGCTGCAACTTGGGCAACCTGCTTGACATTGATTTGTGATGTACAAATCATACTTGCGAATCTGTTGATTCCAGTCAATCGATGTAGATTTCTCTGTCTGCATGTCCTGTGTTGATAACTTTCAGTGTTTGCTCAGTTACATCTCCAGTGAGTTGCAGTGCTGGACGTTTGCGCCAACTGCCGTTCCATGTAGCATGCGGAAGTGTACTCCATTCCCATGTTACAATTTCTCCAGCACGCCAATGTGTATGATAGTAGGTGCCGAACATGAACAGTTGTCCTGGCTCCCAGTCTTCTAGGAAAACAAGAAATCTCGCTTTGCCAATGTTGTGTTTGAAGTCTGGATTGTCTACCACACGTTCTTTACTGGGATTGCCTGGCAAGTTGTCAATGTGATTTGGCAACTGATCACTTACCAGCTGATCATGAAACTTCCATGTACGCTTGTCGCCCAGTCCAAAGTATTCTGCCATTTTTACAAATGTTGGTAAGCTGTCTCTATCGTCTTTGCTGTAGTTTCTTTTGTGAAACATAGGAATGCTTGGATCGCCGCCTTGCTCCAGCATGGGTGCATCTTCTTCGGCGTGATACACTCCGTTTACTGTGCTGGCTTTGTTTGCTGCATGTCCGTAATTTTGTCTGTTGTAAGGTGCAGGATCTACTCCCATACCTCTAGCAACATCAATGTCCTTCTTCCAATCACCTACAAACCGTCCTACGGTTTTCATGTATTGGCCATATTCATCTCTGCGCCATTTGTCAAAGTGCCACACTGGGAATGGGCGCATTTCTTCAGTCACGTTTATGTTCATATATTGGAATCCTTGTGTAAGCGACATATAGGTCTCCCCATCTGTTTTTGCTATAGTACTTATCAGGATCAAATCCTGGGAAGTCTTTGAATGCGTTTATACTGTTTCCGCATCTCCATGTCAAACCTTTGCGCATTGCAAAGTCCAGCATGTATGCATTTTCATATCTAATGCAGTTGTGCATGTAATCATAGTTTCGGTATCCGGGTCTATAGTCGGGCCAATGATCTTCTGTGAAGTCCATTACTTCGCACCACCATGCAAAACTTTTTTGACTTTCTCTGTACACCAAAAACAATTCGTCGCTTGGAAAGTTTTCCCAAATGTAGTCCAAATTGTAGTGTCTGTTGAGATAATGATTTTTGATAACACGTCTACCTTCTCCGTGAAACACGCTATCGATGTCCAGTTGAATTCTTTCTTTGCCCAACTTGGTAAGCTCTTGCCAGTGTTCGCCGCAGCCCATGCCAGGCCCCCAATATGCGCCACTGTGTCCATTCATTGGGTTGTGCGGATCTGCGTTTTTGTGATAAAATCTTCTGTCAGGCGTTTCGTCTGTTCTGTCGATATCATCACATGCATTTATTAGCAGTCTGTGCACGCCACTCCATCTACTGCCCGGTACACCAGTAAACCAAATATTTCTCATGTTGTATCCTGTAAAAAGTGGGACTGCTATTATAGCAGCCCCTGTTGATTATGCATAATCCATTTGTCTTGATTTGTTGAAGAATCCATACAAAACCAGTAACACTGCAATTACCATACAAATTGGCAACAGCGGGTGTTGTACCCACAATGGGTTATTCAGTATGTAGTATTCACTTAGCATACTTGTATCTCCTTTTTCCCACCATAGTGCAATTGCATCAAAGTCATCCCAAAAGAAGATGCCTGTTAGTTGCAGATACCCTTCTTCAATGCGAGGGAAAAGGATGTAGCTCATAAGCAGCGCAGGTCGACTGAACTTCCAGTTTTTACAAATCAAACCAATGACTCCAAAAACCAGCAGCATGCTGATATCTTCCCATACAGTGTTGTAATATCTACTTGCCAACACTGCCCATACTGTCAAACCCAGCATTGGAGGAATCCAAATCAACGGATTGATGTAAACAATTTTGCTGCACTGTCTTGCAAAAATCAGCATTAGAACGCCAGCTGCAAGAGTACCAACCATATAACCACCCAGTAGGTGTGTCATAAATTGTGTATCGCGCATGATTGCACTGCTGCCTACTTCAAAGCCTACGTACAACCACAAAGCCATCAATAGAGCAAACACTTTACCACCAGGTATACCAAACATGATGGTTGGAAGTAATCCTCCCATTTTGCCAGCATTATTAGCACCTTCTGGTCCAATGACTCCTTTGATGTTGCCAGTACCAAATTTTACTTTTTCGTTTTTGTTCAGTGCAACTGTTGCACTGTAGCTGCTCCAGTCGCCAATACCACCACCTGTGCCAGGAAGGATACCAACAACAAAACCAATGGCACCACCCATAAGTGCAAGCCATTTGTTTTTCCACACTGCCAACATTCCATCCCAGGTTTGTTGATTGTGTTCTTTGCGTGAAATTTTAGCTACTTCATATTTGGTTATATAGGCTTCCCATAGCTCTGGTATAGCAAACAAACCTGCTGCAACAATAACAACTGGTACACCGTCTTCTAAATATGCCCAGCCAAATGTGTGACGAGTTTCGCCCATCATACCATAACCAATGGATCCGATAAACATACCAATTGCAATGGCAACAAGACTTCTGCCAGTGTTCTTTGTAGTAACAACTGAAATCAATGCAAATGCTACAATAATAAGTGCAAAGATTTCTGGAATGCCCACATAATCACTGATAGTTCCGTAGAATGGAATAATAGCAATACCCAATGCACCATAAAGCAATCCATTGATTGTACTAACTGTAATAGCACTGCTCAATGCATAGCTTGCCTTGCCTTGTTTTGCCAACGGAAATCCATCAACCATTGTTGATGCTGCTCCACTCGCTCCGGGTATACCCAATAGCACACTTGCAAAACTATCGCCAATTGTACAACTGACCATTGTTGCAACACTGAACAGCACAAACAAATAATCGCCACCTGCAAAGTCGAAACTTTGTACAATGACGAATAACATGATGATTGCTTTACCAGGACCTGCGCTAGGGATTAGTCCAATAAGTCCGCCGTAAACGATGCCGGCAGCGAGCATGATTGCCCACTGCACGGCTAGCGGATACTGTAGTATCCATTCCATTGTTTAGTCCAATAGCTCTGTTTTTACATAAGCATCTTTGTACTTGAATACTTCTTTTGCAAGAACAACAAGTGTTTCAAGACGTTCTTTTGTTAGCAGTGTGAACAAGTAATCGCTGTGTGCTTGTACTTCTTCTCCTGCAAGCCATGGAAACTCACCTAGCTTCTCATTCAAACGACCCATTGCTTCTGGATCTGCTAGCATGTCTGCAACTGCTGCATCAATGTCTGCTTTGTATGGTGAGTTAGGTGCTGTCCAAATTGTTTTTTGGAAGCCATCGCGGTAACCTTGGAAGGCACGATATGCATCATAAACTGGACCGCTTGGTGCTACACCCCATTCAGCTTCGTAAACTTCGTTGAATGATTGTACACCTGCTGGTGCGTTTGCGTCACCGTAAACACTACCTTTGCCGTCTACAATACCGTGTGCAAACCAAAGACGTGCTTCACCTGCATCATAGCGGTCGCCATAACCCATTAGACTTGACTGTGGTGTGTCACGTGTTGCGTCCAGCTGTCCGGCATTGAATGCTGTACGGCGTTGACCGCCACTTTTGAATCCTGGGATAAAGCGTAGTCGATCATTTGTACATTCAAGGTATGTGTCAACATTTGCGTTTAGCTCTGGTCCACACATTAGTAGTCCAATGGCAACAATGTCAGCTGCAAAGCCTGTACCACCTGTTGCTGGGAATTTTACGATTTCGTTTTTATAATCAACGCCTTCGTTGATTGAAACCCAAATGTTTGTGTTCATCACAACAACTGGATCGTACTTGCGATAATCAAACCCACCTACATCTTCTAGTAGGAAGCCTTCGCCATTACCACCGTGTGCAATTACCAGCACTGTTGGATCATTTACGCCATTTGTAGCGTACTCTTTTAGAGATTTTTTACCACGCTGACCGTCAAGGTAACGTGGTACAATGTTGTGTCCGTACTTTTCAAGTTTTTTGTTTAGTTCGGCCATAACATTATCACCCCAGAACGCTGTACCGCCTTTGCCTGGCGAGTTTGGATACTGTAGAGTGAAAGTTTCGGCTGCTGCTGTAGTAGCCATCATTGCCGTCAGTGCGACGGCTGCGAGAATCTTTTTCATAAGATCATTTCCTTTTGTTTGTTTTGATTTACAGAGAAAGGTTATTCAACTTAGGGTGTTCGCTCGAACACTCACACATGTCTGTGTGGCACTGATATTGTTATTTATGATAGACAAAATACAGTCTATCGTTCTCATCTATGTGCATATCACTGCACATTACGCCCAATGCATCTGCTGCACGTAGCGCAAATTCTGGACTCCAGTTGTAAAACTGAATCCATTTACTCTCTGGTGCTGGGTGGGGAAGTCCTGGGTTGACACGGAAATAAACACGCCCACCTTCTCGTAACATCCCTATTACATGCGCTAGTTCGTGCATGATTTTTTCGGTATCACCAAAGTTGATGCTGCCAAAACAGATTGCAACATCTGCCTGTTGATCAGGCTTGTAACTGAGTGTGTCTTGCAATACATCCGCTCGGTCATTGTAAGCATCCACTCCAACAAGATTTCGTATCTTACCACGAAACTCATTGTAACCGCAACCGATATCCAAAACCAAATCTGGATTCAGTGCATTCACTTCGTCGATAATAGCCAACCCGCTGTACTTGTAGCGTTTTGTTTGTGGTTGCCATACACGACTAAAGTATTTCTTTAGAACTGCGTTGTCCACTGTTTCAGTTAATTGTTCAATGTCAATAAACTCCAACTGAGTAAATTCTGTACCAAATGTAGCATTCAGACAGTGAATCAACTGTTCGTTGTCAAACAACATTTTTGGATGACTGTGTAAGAGTCGCTCGATCTCAATACGTATTTTAGTGTTCAATTGTCAATCCTTGTTTAGTATCTATACCAGTAATATACAATATTGTTTGCACACTTGTCAACACTTTTTTTAGTTTTTGAAGTGTGATTTGAATATTTCAGTAACCTGCAACTCTACATTTTGACGAATGCGATCATAGTCCAATACAACCTGCATATCATCAATGGCATCATCTTTTGCTACACCTTCAACCAATTCCGCGGTGCTTTTTACATGCGAAATTTCTTTGCGTTGCAGTGTAACGACTTTGCCACTCTGTAGAGTTACACGTATACTGACAATATATTCTATAGGGATTTCCTGCATATGGACATCATTGACGATAGTTTCAAATCCTCTATCGGTTTTCTTGATGGCCATATGATTTATCCTTTGTTTTTCTTTGGACGGCCGCGAGTGGGTTTTAGACTTGGATCCAACTCGTATGCTTGTTCCATTAGGCTATCTGCTTCTGCTTTGAAACTTTTTGCCTGTGCCAACATGTTGGCAGCCAGTTCTGCGTTGTCAATTACACCGTCTGAACCTGCCTGTGGTTGTGGAACAGTCATTGGGTTTACAATTTCTTGTTCTACATTTTCAGTTGTAATACGGCGTTCTGGAATAGGCTGTTCGTTGTCCAGTACTTGTGCAGGACCATCCACTGTTTGGCGTGGAATTGCATTGTTAGGATCACCAACCTGTTCTGCAATTGCTGCATTCAGGTCGCTCAACTTGATGCTTTGATTTGGCGTTGGCTTCATATCAATTGCATCTGTTGGCATTTTCTTCATCAGTCCTCTGCGATGTAGGAAGCCCAATACATTGTTGCCGTTGCTGAAAGTTGTACGCTGCGCAACTTCCCAAAGATTGCCTGTGGCTTGTGCAGGTGCGCTGTCAATCATGCGTAGCATATCTTGATGCAGTGCATCTGGCAAACTGTCTGTTTCTACAATCAAACAGTTATCGGGTTCGTCCGGAACCTGCCGAAACATAACACAACAACGAGTTCCTGTGTTACTGATTACGCCCACGTGGTTTGTCATTTTGACCATAAAATAGTCTCCTTATTCAGCTGCGCCGTCGTCCGCTGCTGCTTCATCTGTTGTTGCTTCTGCTGCTGTTGCTGCCTGTTGAGCACGAACTTGTGCAACGAAATTGCTAACACGATCGTACACTGCACCAACTTGACTCATTTCAGGTGCACGATATGCACCACGTTGTACTGCAATGTCAATCACTTGAACAACTGCTGCTAGGTCTTGCACGTTTAGAGCTACTGCGCCTTGTGCGTCTGCGACCGCTTCTGCTGTATTTTCTTCTGCCATTGTAAACTCCTTTGGTAATAGCGTTATTAGTAATTATATACTAACATAATTATCTAAACATCTCGGCTCAGTTTGAGAGCTTCTGTAGTGCCAACATGTCCATAAATTCTTGTAGATTCGATTGATGTTCGAACCACATGCGATATGTGTTTGTGGTTGTATCATTTACAACATCAAAATCGTGATCTATTTGTTCAAGATAATAAAAACCTGTTATGTCTACTGTAGACATTGTAGCGTAATCAAATTCTCCATTTGTACTAAACACTACACGGTTCTTTAACATATTTATGAACAAGTCGCTGGTTGCAATATTGTCCACATCTTCTTCACTTAGTGCATATCCTTGTGCATCTACACTAAAAATTTTCATAATGAACACTCCGTCCAAATGGCGCTTGTAGATTCTTGTCGTGGTTACTGTGGATCACAAACAGTGTATCACAGTAGTTTTCATCACCCCAACTGCTCCAAGGATATCCATCTGTGAACATGATAAACTGTTGTGGTTCAATGCCTTCTTGTTTCATAAAGTTCCAGTTAACCATAAAGTCAGTGCCGCCACCGCCCATGGGCTCATATTCTGTAATGTCACGTCCGTCGTCGCTGGTGAACTCTTCATAGTTGTAAACTTCAGTGTCAAAACTCCAAATACGCAATTTGTAGTTGGGGAACTGTTCCAACATACCGTGTACTTCGCTGACAAAGTCACGTCCTTGTTCTATTGTAATACTGCCGCTCATGTCCAGTGAAATAGCAACATCAATTTCAAAGTCACGCAGTGTACCGGGCATGATAGCATCTGTGTGCCAAGCACGACGACTTTGACGCATAAACGTATAGTCGTTGCGCACACAGCTCTCAACACTGGCATTTACCAATTCTTTCCAGTTCAACTTGGGTTCAGTTAGGCTGTCCAGCAAACGCTTTACACCGCCGGGCAAGTTGCCAGCACCTTCGCTTTGAGCCGCAGCAAGCATTGCTTCTTTGATCTCGTTTGCAATCTGTTGTTTTTCAGCTTCGCTTAGAACAGGCTTGCTGTCACCGTTGCCCTCGCCATCACCTGATCCGCCAGTTTCAACTTCTACATTGCCTTCTTCGTCGATCATAATGTGAATGTCCATTGGCTGCAATCCGTCTGGCAGTTCTCCAGCATCACGTTTTTCAATCAAACGATCATAAATCTCATAGCTGTTCATGCCATCGTAGTCCCAATCCAACAGTCCGCATTCTGGCATAACACCAACCTTGTGCTTTACCAGTTCCATGTTGATGTTGTAATCAGCTGCACAGTTGTACAAACGTGCATCAAAACCCTGCTTCATTGGAGTCATATGATCATACACACAGTGCAAAACTTCGTGTGCAACAATAAATGTAATATTGTCCTGCGACATTACATTGAAGAAATGTGGATTGTAAAACAGCTTGCGACCGTCAGTTGCAGCAGTGGGCAACCATTTTTCCATACACTCAACCAGTTCCAAACGAATTGCAAGTTGAGCAAAAAACGGATACTTGAACAGCATCTGCACACGAGCTTTGACAACCTTGTCGTAGATATCTTGTCGTAGTGAATCTGACAGCTCTGCATCGTAGTCGATGTTTAGCATTAGATCACGTACTTGATCTTTTGATGCTGTATTTGCCATGTCAATTCTCCGTTGTTACTGTAATATAGTACGATATCTTGGTCACTGTGTCAACCAAAAGTTAGCTTGAAAAGTGCACGAATGTCAGGATCTCTAATCATTACCATTGAAACATTGTCGCCTATACTGGGATACATGTCATAGTCTATTTTACTTATGTCTCGTTCTTTGAACCAAGTGTGCACTTCGTGTTGTGTTGCAGCAGCTTCGATAGCAGGTCCGTGATCATCCATCCATGTGCGTTTGTAAACTGCAATCTCCAAACTGGTAGGGGGTCTTCGCCAATGCTTCTTCCATTCATCTCCGTATAGTCGTTTTACTATACGCTTTCTAATATCTTTATTCATCAGTGTTTAGGATCAGTTTACCGTAACGCTTTAGGAACTCGGGTGCTGCCTTGTTCTTCTTAGGGTGAACTGGCAATTTGTATGTGTGCAACATGATGCGTCCAGCAGCAAGTACCAACTCAGTTTGAAAGTTATCCATCATAAAGTTTAGCACATTGTCCATGCCTTTCAAATAATCAGCATCGTCCTTGTCACGTGTACAACGGTTGTGCAACTCTTGCAATTCGTATGCAAGTGCAGTCGCAAGCGAGTATTTTGCACTCACTTCGTTGGTTTCGATCTTGTCAACCTTGCCACTGATGATGTCGCTTGGATCTGGCATCTTAGCAGTCATGTTCAGGTGTGTGTTGAACTTGAGTGCAGTGCCTTCGCCTACATATGCAGCAACCATGTCAATGATATCGTTGTCATCAAAATCACTGTCGTTGATGTCTTCCAAGTTTTCACTTACAAAAGCCCAGCTACGTGGAGTACTGAAACCACGTGAGCTGCTGGTAGGATCAAAGTTGTACAGGTCTGCCTTGTGCACAGTCAAGTAACCAACCACAGCAGGGTCGATGTTGTTGACAACAGCCCACTCTAGCCACTGTGCAAAATCTACACGCAACTCAAAATGTCCGAAGCGATTCTCCAACGGCTTGGGCATACGGTATGTAACACCCTTGTCAGTTTCACGGTTACCAGCGGCAACTACAACAACATTTTTAGGAAGGAAGTATTGTCCAACTCGACGGTTGAGTACAAGTTGGTATGCTGCGGCTTGTACAGCCGGTACAGCTTGGTTGAATTCGTCTAAGAATAGTACAACTGTGTCGTACTGTGCAGCAGTTTCTGCATCTGGTAAATCAACAGGTGGAGCCCATTCCATCATGTTGGATTCTTTGTTGTAAAACGGAACACCACGAATGTCTGTGGGTTCAACTAGGCCCAAGCGCAAATCGTACATGATAGCGTTGCCGATATCGCCGCTGTCGACAATTTGCTGCATGAGTTCGGATTTACCAATACCAGGACCGCCCCAAACAAACACAGGACGCTGCTTCTTCATTGCACGGAGAACCTGCTTGCGAAGCTGGCGAGTGTTTACTGTGCGACGATCTTGAATAGTATCTAGTGGCATATTGCCTCTCCTCTTATCTAACTTACATATACATAGTAAGACATCTTGCTTGTATGGTCAACCTCTAATTTGAATTTTCTGCAAATATTTCCAACCATGTGTCTGCGTCTCCATACATTTTCAGCCAAACACTAGCTTCCTCATCAAACAGGGCGATTGTCTTAGTATCTACATAATACGGCAGCCGCATAGCATTGTCAAGCCCAATTATGGTTTTACTGCGTTTTATCCAACCTGGATCTGACAATGGAAATGGATATGCAGTGTACAGTTGTGCCATGCTCCAATAGCTGGGCTTTTTTAGACGCAGGCCGTTGCCATAGAATGTGTCGTGCATTTTGAGTTCAATGCGCAGGTGTTCAGCAGCATGGTCTTTGCACACTGTGTACACATGATCACGTATTTGTTTTCTCTGTGATTGTTTCTCCGACAACTAACTTCACCACTGTAAATTCTTTTGTTTTGAACTTTTTGTTCAATCGTTCAGCCAAATTGAACGCATGACCGCTGTTGCTAAAACTTACTTTTTTATATTTGGGTCCGGGGTAGTCTTTGATGTGACTGGCAGATCTAAGATTGATGGGTTTGCCTTGGTAGTACACTGCATATATTGCATCTGCTGCCAATACTTGTTCACTGTTGTAAGTAGTCTGATCAACATGTTCCATGATCAGAGTGGGTTTAGGTCTCGCCATTGGGTTTCCTGTTATTTCATTATAACAGTATTTATTGATTTAGTTGCCGTTTGGTGAAAAACTTTTTCCAGCGCCACCAAGACAACCTGTGCCGTCTCCGTACACATTGATCAAAGTCCAATTGCCAGTGTCTTGATTTACAAAGAAAAATGCACCATGTTTGACATTTTGTGTATTAGGAAGTAGAGTGATACCATTGGCACTGAACAATAGTTTTTCGCCTTGTCGTGTGGCCATTTCAAACAGGCTCAATGCGTCTCTGCATGGTTGTACGGTGTATAGTACTTTATCGTTGCTGTTCTGTGCCCAAGCAGTTTGCACAGAGAACAGCAAGAGAAATGCTAGTAGTAGTCTGTGCATAACGTTGCTCCTAACTGTTAGTAGGCGGCACCTAGGTATTTGCTATGGTCTGTTGCTCGTTCACTAAGTCTTTGCAGATCCCATTTACCACAAAATCGCATAAAATGCAATCCAATCTGTCCGATTGGTATAGTATTTATCTGATTCACAATGGTTTCATCTAGCTTTTGCTTGATGTCATCCGGCTGCTGTGTAAGATCAATCAATGTTTTGTTGCGCTGATAATCTTCCAACACACGATGTTCTACACCTTCGTGATCCGTCCAGCGTTGCAGCATGAAGTTGTTCCATGTGAAACCTTTGCTGTTTCTGTCAGCAAACGCTTCTTGCATACCAATTTTGTTTTTAGTGCCTTTCTTACGTGCACCTGGATAAGCACTGAATACATTGTCACTACTATCACCGCGAATACACTTTTCAAACAGCAACCACTGCGGGTCACCAATTTGTTTCTGCTCGCCTGTTTTCTTGTCTATCACAGGCTTGCCTTTGTCATTGAACACACCATCCACAGTGATGTGCTGATTCATAATACCGTTGTATTGACTTACATTTTCATTTAGCAACTGGTAAAAGTCGCTGTCGCTGCTCACAATCACATGTTTGTGATCAGGATGATTCTGTATGAAACGTGCAATAAAATCATCAGCTTCGCACTCACCATGTTGCAACACTGTACAGTTGGTCTTTTTGTCAACAAACTCTTTGAACTCGTCAAATGCAGCCCAGAATGCTTCGTCCTCTTCGCGCTCACGTTCAGTTAGTGCAGCACGAGCATCACTACGATTGCGTTTGTACGGTTCGTAAAAGTCTTTGCGCCAACTACGACCCTCCAAACAAAATACAACATGGGTACCACCAAAGTCGTTCCATGCTTTGTTTACACTTGCGAACATGATATGATACGCCATACCAATCTTCGTCTCTATGTCACTTCCGCGGACCACGTGTCTTGCACGGAAAAACATGTTTGCTGTATCTACAAGAATATAAGTCATAATAGTATAGTAAGATGTTTTGCCTTGTTTGTCAAGAAATTTTTTCTACTTCTTGTGCAACTTCTATCATATCTTCCATATCTACTAGGCTTGTCCTACTGCTTTGAATTGTTCTGTTCCCCAACCTTGTCCTGGTCCATCTTGGTGTAGGCCACGCTGTTCACGCAAGTCAATGTATTCATTAATTCTACGAGTTAGACTAGGTTTTAGTGGAGAATCATATACTTCTTTTATGTCCCAATTGTCATTCATGTCTTGTATTCCTTGTCTCTCCTGATTACTTGTACACCAAGTGTACAAGATATCTTACTGTGTGTCAACCGAATAAGGATCAATATGTAACATCAATGCACGTAAATTGAATTCCAAGTCTGCCAAAGTACCATTGTTGTCAATGGTGAAGTCTGACATCCATTGTTCGAGACTCATTGATGTTTTTGCTTCCGGAGGAAGATAGTCGCTGCGATCAACCCACACACAATAATCAAACACACCGGTGTTTTTCATCGCATGGAATTCTTTTTTATTACGTAGCCCACAATAGATATCATACTCGGCAAACATTTCTCTGCCCAGTCTAGCAGGATCTGGAACATTGTAGTCACAGATAGCTTCATACCATTCTTGTCTATGATTGTGTCTATCAGCATAACATTCTTCTTCGTTGGTATATCCGTACTTGTGTTTCAAATCCTTGTAGATAAACAGTTTACTACAAAATTTGCTGCTGCTTTCAAATGTGTATCCATAGCTGTCTCTGAGAATTTCACAGACAGTGTCTTTGCCATGTCTACCATGACCAATAACCAATAGTTTGGGTTTCACGTGTTATCCGTTTTCTTGTTCTTGTGCAATGCTACGACACAGATCGTTGAACCAAAGATTTACAACTTCTTCATCTGTTCTGCCACTGTATCCAGCTTCTTGCAACTGTTGTACAAATAGGCTATTCCAATCCAGTTCAAAATAGCCTTGACTTACATCGCCGTCATTGAATCCAATGTCCAATACTCTAATGTAAGGCGCATCCAGTTCTGTTGCTTTGTCTGCATCTTTTTTGCTCTTGCGTCTAGCAAAAAACAGTTTTGCTTTATCTAGTAGTTTCATCAATGTATCCTTGTGCACCACAGTGTGGGCAAGTTTGTGTTTTTGGTTCGTAGCTGTCACTGGTAGCATAACTCCACCAATTGCTGCAACGACCGCATGTGTAATGCCAAATTATTTCTTTGCTGGCGTTGTGTCTGTACTGCAAGACTTCAGCGTCGAACAAGCTCTCCGTTTTCCCATGTGTCAATTGCAATTACCTCCGGACGATAATGTCGATCCTGCTCTAAGGCTGTCCACATTGTTTCTGTTATGCTGCTATTTACAAATTCTACGGCTGTGTTATCAATCTCGTCTTGTACAAGGTCCGGAAACACTGTGTGCAATTGGCTCATGCGCACTGGTACATCTACAAACTTAGGCGGTACCCATCCTGGTATTGGAATAAGATTTGTATTTGTTTGATGCAGTCTGTGCCATTGTGGTTGTACTCTGTGCCAATTTGCTTGTACAGTGTCCAAGTCTTTTTCGCCAAAACAATACAACCAATCACACAAACTGTGCACAATACGCTGTCTAAAGGGCCTATACAAACAATACACTTGAGTGTTGCGCAACTCCCATTGTTGTTCACGTGCAGTGTATCCACGTGCATGGCCCCATTCAACTACACTGCGTGTTGTGGTACCAGGAGGAAACACAATGGTTTTCCTCCCGTTGCTAAGAGTTCTGCGTTCTCGGGTATTGTAACTCATTACCAACCAATTTGCTCCCACGGAACATCTTTGTTGCCAAAGTGCCCATATGTACAATTGGCACTGTAACTATGGAAGTTGTACATATCAAAGCGACGAATAATGCCCAGTGGTGTCAAGTCAATGTTGTCTTCAATAAACTTTTGAATTGAACGATTGTGTCCGTTGCTGTCTACATAAATGCTGGTAGGTTCTTTTACACCAATGGCATAACTTAGCTGAATTTGACACCAATCAGCCATGTTGTCTGCTACTACGTTTTTTGCCAACCATCGTGCCATGTAGGCTGCCGATCTATCGACTTTTGTTGGGTCTTTTCCACTAAAGGCACCACCACCATGGGGAGCATAGCCACCATAAGTATCAACGATAATTTTACGCCCGGTGACACCAGCGTCTCCATCGGGCCCACCAATAACAAAGTTACCAGTAGGGTTAAGATGCCATACAGTATTTTTATCAACTAAATCTCCCAGTACAAAGTTTGCAGCCGCATGTGCTATTGACTTTGCTTCATTTATTTTACCTTGTGCGTGTTGTGTGCTAACAACAACTTGATCGATACGTTTTACACGATCGCCCTCGTACTCTACACTGACTTGACTTTTTGCATCAGGACCAAGGACGTCTTCTCGCATGGTGCTGAGTTTTTTCAACACTTCATGTGCATAGTAGATAGGTGCTGGCATGTATGCTTCGTTATCATTGCAAGCATAGCCAAACATAAGTCCTTGGTCTCCTGCACCAAAGTCATCAGTGCCCAGTGCAATGTCTGCACTTTGGCTGTGCAATTGATTGTTGATTGTACGGTTTTCTACTTTGAGTTTGTCCCAATGAAATCCGTCTTGTTCGTAACCAATCTTCTTGACTGTGTCTCTCACAATCTGTTCTACTTGTTCGTTGCTCACGTTGAAGTTTTTTACTTCGCCCGCCAACGTTACGTGGTTGGTAGTTACAAGTGTTTCTACAGCAACACGAGTTGTTTCATCGCCTGCTGCTAATCCAGCATCAACCAGTGCATCTGAGATTTGGTCTGCAACCTTATCTGGATGACCGTCGCTTACACTTTCGCTTGTAAAAACATAGTTGTTCATATTTTATCCTATTGTTTGAATGCGTCAATCAACAGTATTTTACCTTCTGGTGTAAAATGCAGTACATCAAGTACTCTGAGATTGAGCGTGTTGTCATCGTTTGTGATTGACAACATACAGTATGCACGATTTTGCATTTCATCAATGCTGATGTGCATGATTGCAATGTGAATTGTTGGAACATCACGCCAGATATTAGCAGTTGCTCCAACAACACTGGTGTTTCCAGTTACTTCAACATCCCAATCTCGCAAGGTTACATCATCTGCCATAGTGCTGGCAAGAGCACCAACGTCTCGACTATTCCAGGCACTGAAGTAGGCTCTGGCAGTGCCATGCATGTAGCTTTTGTTCATAACTGTTTCCTTATTTTTTCGTAGTGTTCTTCGGTGTGAATGCCTTTGCTGACTTTAGAAACTTGTTCAAGTTCCCCAGGCATTTCCGAATAAGCTGATGTGGAGTCTAGGCGAGAACCTCCACCCTCGTTCCATACAGAGGTTCGCCACCTCCTGTACTGTGATGTTGTATCCTTCGGAGCGACCGCCAAGCGGCATAAGGTATACAGGGCAATCAACACCTGCTTTGCGATATTCACTAACAGCTCTACCAACTTCATCAACATCATCCATATCAGCAACAACAAACTTGAGGTAAACAGAACCACTGTCGCAACGAGCGTAATCCCGCAAGACATCAGGTTTGATAGCTGTTTCCCAAGTTTCTCCTGAGACGGAAAGTTTAGGAGAACAGCTAAAAGTGAATTCAATTCTGTCCTGGTTGTTGATATACTCGAATAGGTCGTCGTGAAGTAGTTGTGTAGTATTTGTTTCAATTGTGACATTTTTCAAGTCTGCCATTTTAGGATGCTCAAACAACTCAACATACAGTCGTTGCCAAGCAAGTAATGGCTCTCCTCCTGTTAGAATAAGATGAATGTCTTGGCCATTATCCTGTGTCCACTTGCCTTCAGGAAGTAAACTAATCAAATGATCTACAACTTCATCAATGGTTGCAAGTTTGTTGAAGTCTTTGAACTCCGGGTAGATGCTTGCATATGTATCACAACCTGTGTGAATAATAGGCAAATCTTCAAACTTTTCTGTAGTTTTGTGTACACCAGCATCGATCAATGCTTTTACTTCTGGATTGTAACGATTGCCTTCTGCATGTTGTTCCCAACGATCCTTGTCTTTTGGAAGTCCAAAGTTCATGCAACGGAAGTTACAACCAAAAGTACGCAGAAATACACTGGGTACTCCTACATACTTACCTTCGCCTTGTACACTATAAAATGCTTCGCTGTATCGTAGTTTCATTCAATGTCTCGTTTGTTTTCTTTACTTGTTCCAGTATACTATGATTCACATAGTTTGTCAATGCTTCTACGTCTTTTGGAAAACAATGTCCACCGTAACCCAAGTTGCTGTTCCATATACCCATATGACTGGGTCCAATGTTTTCCATAACACCCAGTGTGTTGGTTAGATGTGTATAGTCCACACCCGGAGGTAGGTTGTTGTACAATTCATGGAACCATGCTACTTTGGTTGCCAACCATGCATTGTGTGCATATTTTACCATGCTGGCTGTTTTGCGATTCATAAACACAGGTGCTGCTGGCAACTTGTTGAACAGCTTTGACCAATGTATAGCATCATCTATGGTGTTGTCATGATGTCCAATGATCAACATTTCTTGTTTTCTAAAGTCTTGCTCTGCGTGTGCAGCACGTAAAAACTCTGGATTGTAGCAAACATTTGGATCATATGCATCCAACAGATCTGGCGTTACTGTGCTTTTGATCAGTATACGATGTCTGGGGTCGCATAATTCCAAGACTTCTTGAATGATACTATCATCGCAACTGCCATCTGGTTTGCTTGGAGTAGGTACGCAGACGATAATATCTTGTGCATGCAACACAGCCTCTTGAGGATCATACCAATCAAATTTTGGATCCACTCTCAGTACAATACGATCTGTGTTTGCTTCTAGCCAATCAGCTACTGCGGTTCCTACAAAGCCACATCCAAATACTGCAACCGTCATTTTTTACTGATGCTCCAAGAGCCATCTTCATTTTCATTCCACAGCAGTTCTGTGCCTTCTGACCAGCCAACTTGATCCAAGCAGTCTGGCGGAAATTCTATGTACAGTTCTTTGTCTTTGCCGTTTTCTTGTACAGTAACCAGCCATTGGTTATCACTGATTTTTTTATAAGGTTCGCTCATTTTTTCTACTTTCTCGCCTTTGCGTACATCCATTACACTCAATACACGTGTACCAAACAGTTGCTCTGAGTGCAAGTAACTCAAATCTACCACTGTGGCAACACATTCTACACTGGCACCAGTTTGCTGAATCAATTGTTTGGTTGCCAAAACACTGCCGCCTGTTGCCACTAGATCATCTACAATAACACAGCGATCTGTGTGTCCTAGCAAGCCAGTTTGCAGTGTAAGTGTTGCACTACCGTATTCAAGATCATAACTCTGTTCTAGTAGCTCTCCTGGATACTTTGCACCTTTTTTGCGTACCATTACAAACGGAAGACCCAGCGCATATGCAACTGGGGCTCCAAATGTAAATCCTCTGCTTTCAACGCCAACAATGTGTGTGATGTTGGAATTGCGACTCACCAATTTGGCCAGTTCATCAACCACTTGATTGAAAATAGGTCCTGCACACAAACTGTTTAGATCGTAGAAGTTTACCCCTTCTACTGGGTAGTCCGGTATTGTTCTAATGTAATCGGACAATAGCAGCATCATGCTCCTCCGTTTTTGTCTTCAATTTTGAAGTTGTCAATTGCACTGGCTGTACCACCTGTGTGATATCCAATGTCTTCACTCATTTGTTCATAGTATGGTGTTAGATCAATTTCATCTACAACTTCCATCTTACGTACATTGTATTTGGTATTGCCTTCGTTGTCAATCACATCTTTTGCTTGATACTTGCAACGAAACAGTTTGTAATCTGAATATGCACCACACAGTACCCATTCACGCAAGATCCAATCCAATGGTGCTAGTGCAATGCCACTGTTGCGAGATTTGCTGATTGGAATACGTTTTTCTGGATCACTGTCTTGATACTCTGCATCAAACACTTTGCCTACGCTGTATTTGATTGCTGGATGATAAATGCCTTTGCCATCTGCGGCAGCAAGTTTGTATCCGTAAAACCAATCTTCAGGATCGCAATGTTCATAGTTGATTTTGGAATCATAAAAGAAGCGCGGAATACCACGTGTCCAAGTAAACTGTACATCACGTAAACCTGCGCCACGCATTTTACAGTTTTCTATGATTGCGTGTTTGATTCTGCAATCACGTAAATTCACTTTGCGCATATCACATCCAATAAACGATGCATAATTGAAGTTGCAATCCTGCATATCCAAATGAAGCATGTTGCAAGATTCAAAATTTGCACCCTTTGCATATGTTTCAGTAAACTTCGCTTCACGAAAGTTTACGTTGATAAAATGTGCACCGTCTGCTTGTGCTCTGTGTACGTTTGTACCTCGCATACCGCACTTGTAAAAAACAGTGCCAGTTAGGTTAGCACCAGTAAAATCACTTTCGTCAAACAACAGTTGTTCGAATCGCATGCCGCTGAGATCAGCACCGCGAAAATCCATGTTGTCCAGTATTAGTTTGCCTTCTAGTGGAACTCTGTCGTGTTGACTTTCTGGTCGTTCCATTGTTTCCATTAGTGTTCTTAGATCTTCTGTGTATCTAATTCTGCCTTGAGTAGTCTTTAGCATCAATAATCCCATATTTCCATGTACATGGCTTTGCCAATTGTGTCACCGCCATCATTGTCCAAATACTCACCGTCGTACATAACGCCATTGACGATGGTATCTCCGTTTGGCATTTCGCATATACCAAAGTTCAGTTTTGCAATATCAAACTCTACATCATCTTCAAGTTCGACCATGGTGTGCACAAACTCACCTTTTTCTACACTCATACCATAGAACACAAAACAGTGTCCTTCTTTGTCTTGATAATCATCTAAATCTAAAATGTCATCTTCTGTTTCAATATCTTGCTCAGTTACCAACTGAGTAACATCGCCTTCCCATACATCAGCAACATGACTTGCACCCCATTCGCCACTGTCTACCTGTGTAATGTCAATGTAAGCACTGTCATATGTAACACCAAAGCTGTGCTCAATGTCATCCATGTCGTGCCATTCATGTTCAAACTGTGCATCTTCTGGAATCTTGTCTTCGTATTCCTCTTTGTCTAACATGTAATCCTGGAGTGCTTCTTCGCCGTCGTCAAATCCAAGTTCTTCTAGCTTTTCATCGTCGTTCCAAAATGCATACTGTGCTGCTGTTGCTTTGCCATATACACTTTCACCGCCGTAACCTCTCAGTGTGATATTATAGTATTTCATTTGTCTATCTCCCATGGAAATACAACCCAGGTATCTTGTTCACTGGTATCGATTGTTTGCCAATTGTAATGTACGCCGTCAAAATCTGTGTGCACTTTTTCACACATGGTTGCAAAGCGCACATTGTTACCCCATATAAACTTTGTCCATTCTACGTTATTTGGGCAACATCCGCTTTGCCAATCCTGTTTGATCCATTCGAATGTAGCACCAGTGTCGTTGATATCATCTACAATGAGAATGTTTTTCTTTAGACTGGGATTGCTGCGTGATTTACTCCAAGTGTCATCACGGTCTTTGAGTTCAACGTAACCAAATACATCTTCTGCCATCCACAGATTGCTTTCAGGTCCAGTATCGCTGTCACGAAATCTAACGTCCAATGTGTACATGTTTACGTCAAGTAAATGACTGAGTCGGAGGGCCAATGGCAGCCCCCCTCTATTCAACCCAACTATATAATCAGGATGATATTTGTCTTTGTACATTTGCAGACTAATATCCACTGCTGCTTCGTGTACATCATTATATGTGTAGTACAGTTTCTTCATTCGATAAACTTTGCTAAATCGGGAGCCTTCCAGCCCTCTGGTTTCAGTACTTTGCCGTCTTCACGTTTGCGTACCTTACCTGTTTCTGGATCAATCTTAGCAAAGTTTGTGTCCATTACTTCTTTCCATGCACCTTCACCGTCAAAGCCAGCAGCACGAATAGCACCCATAGTAACAACAAGGATGTCAATCAATGCATCAAGTTGTTCTACTGTGTCCTGATCGGATACTGCTTCTTGTAGTTCTTGGTATTCTTCTGAGATCAATCCCAAATACATTTCATAGTTTTCGGGAGAAGGTGCTTGGTCACATGCTGTGCCAAAACGTTCAATATCTGCAAATGGATTCATCTTGGTGCAAACTCCTGTTGTAATTTGATGTTGTCAAAAAACTCTTTCTTTGTACTAGGATCAGTGCTAAATGCACCGCGCAGTACAGTTGTTTGTGTTAGACTACTGTGTGCGCCAATGCCTCTGTTTTCACAACAACCATGTGTTGCTTGTACATATACACCAAGGCTTTCTGCACCTGTTGCTTTTTGAATTTCATCTGCAATAACAATGTTCAATTCTTCTTGTAATGTACCTCGACGTGCACACCACTGTGCAATGCGTGTATACTTTGATAGTCCAATCAATTTATCTGCTGCAAGAATGCCAATGTATGCTACACCATTCACTGGTTGGTGATGATGCGAGCACATGCTTTTTAGTTCGCTGCGCACAACCAACATACCATCGTAACGATCTTCGCTGTCATTTGGAAATGCTGTTGCACTAGGAATAGGATCATAGCGACCTGCCATGATTTCATTGAAGTACATTTTAGCAAGACGTTTTGCTGTACCTGTACTGTTTGGATCAGTGTGTCGATCAATCAACAGTGCGTCTAGCACACCTTCGAATGCTTGTGTAGCATCATCAATGAGTGCTTCTTTATCACCGTTTTGCAACACCTCACTGATGTTGTCGCCTGCCCAGTAGCGAATGCCTGAGTCTTTCAGACGAGCTAGAATTTGTTGTGATTTACCCAATATATTTCTCCGAGTTATAGACGGGGATGTCTAAGCTTCTTGCTTATAGTACCAATTATACGCAGAATAGACTATCTTGTCTAGTCCTTTTTGTGGTTCCCAATTCAGCAATTGTTTTGCACGATCTATATTTGCAACAAGGCGTGCTGGATCTCCTGCACGTCTCTCTGCGTGTGTTGCTTTTATATTTAGATCTGTTTGTGTATTTACTGCTGAAATAATTTGTTTGACGCTGTTGCCTACGCCACTGCCCAAGTTTATTCTTGTGCATACACTGTTGTTTTCTAGATACTGTAATGCTGCCACATGAGCATTTGCTATATCGCTCACATGTACATAGTCACGTATCGCAGTGCCATCTGGTGTATCATAGTCGGTGCCAAAGATAGTAAACTCTTTGCTTTCCATAATACGTGCAATTAGATGTGTTGCTTGTTTTTGTTGTCCTAGTCCGTGTGCACTTCCTGCAACGTTGAAGTAGCGGAAACTGATGCTGTCAATTCCATATGCTGTGTGGTAGTCCTGTAGCATAATCTCAGTCATACGCTTGCTCCAACCATACGGATTGCAAGGCGTTTCGCCTGAGTCTTCCACACACTCCCCAGTGGCCTCACCGTATGTTGCTGCACTGCTGGCAAAAACAATCTTGTTTACTGATTGAATTCTGCATGCATCCAATAGTGCTTTTGTGCCTTCTACATTGTTTTCATAGTATAGTGCAGGATCAGTTACACTTGGACCAACCAAACTGGTTGCACCAATGTGCACTACTGCATCTACATCTTCTTGTAGCAAGCACTGCTGAACAGAAACACTGTCACTGTAATCCAGTATATACGGAACAATGTTTTTTCTAGCAACAACAGGATATGGATCAAAAGCATCAAACAGTGTGATGTTTCTATCTGCTGCAATGACTTTGTAGCCCCGTAGGGCTAGTTCTGTCACTGTGATGCTACCGATATATCCGCTAGCACCTGTTACCAATATAGTTTTCATAGTTTACTTTGCGTTGATAGTTACGTTGATAGGAATACGATCACCTACATTGTAGTAATTGTAGGTGTAGCTGCGTCCACGCACACCATGCCATTCATATGTGATACGATAGTTTTTTATGCTGCGTACACGCTCTGATTTAGTGCTGGTGGTACACTGACGTTCTGTTTTGTAACCAGTGATCACCTGCTTTGATTTTTTCTTGTCTGCTGCAATAATACCGCCAATCACAGCACCTGCTGCTGCACCTTTGTCATTGCCACTTGCACCTTTGCCAAGGATACCGCCAATGATCATACCAGTGAGTACATCACCGCCGCTAGCACCTTCACCTTGCACAGTACCGTAGATAGGAACTTCTACATTTTGACAAACTGTGGTTGGTGTTTCTTGCCAAACATAATGATAGTTGGTTTCCACATTGGTGATACGTGCCCATTCAGCTGCCCATGCAGTGTTTGCAAACGCAACAACAAAAAGTAATGTTAGTAGTCTCATTGAATTCTCCTCCTGTGAATCAATATTTAGTTGTTGCTACATGATCTCTGTAGCGATTATCATCACGCCGCCATTGTTCACCATTGCCCTGCATGATGTCAATGTAGCGATTAATAGTTGCAGTTGTCCAATTGCTTATCTTGCCCATGTATGGGTGTGCATTTTTCAGCAATGGTACTAGTTTGTCCATTGCATCTTCTACGCTCCATGGCACATATAACCTTGTGTGATCATTTGCAAAGATTTCAGGAAAACTGCGATATGCAGGAAACAGTACATTACAACCCAATGCATCTGCTTCACTAACAGTGTTGCTTGTCCAGTCTTGTAGTGCACAGTTGAACAACACACGACTGTCGTTGACAATGTTATAGTAGTCATTCTTCTTCAAGTTTTCATAGATTTTCAACTGTCCACGTTCTTCCATTTTACGTGCACGTTTCAAATACTTGTCGTTGTTACTGCGCAATGGTCCACCTTGTACAATACAAAATTCTGCATCGGGTGTGTTGAATGATCCATACCATTCTTCAATCAAATCCATAAAGAAGTCTGGTTGTTTTTCTTGATCAAAACGTGCAGCAAATACAACACGATTTGCACGTTCTTCCCAAGGCTTGATTTCACCAACACGTAGCTG